AAGGGAGAGCGAACAATGAGTATAATTTACAAAGTTAAAGACTGGATCAAAAAAAACTTAGACAAAGACCAAATAAACGAAGTGGTTTTGCATGGGTGTGTAAACGGATCAGTATCCGAGTTAATTTATTACAAGGATACTTCCGCATTTCATGACGCTCATGAAGATGAGATATGGGACATGGTTGGAGAATCGGCAGAGAGTCAAGGTCTAACTATTTTAGAATTCCTCGCTACATTAAAAGGAGGACATGTTGGAACGATGTATCAACTAAAGAACCTTTTAGCGTGGTTCGCGGTTGAAGAGATATGTTACACAATGCAAAATTCTGAAGACTCTGGAGTAACAGTTAAAGACTAATATTGGTCAATGGCTCATAGACCACTAACCCCGCTTGATTAATTTCATGCGGGGTTTTTTTATGCCTGATCTATTAATCTATTAATCTATTAATTTAATAACTTGCTAATTTAGTAAATATCATTATACTTTTAATTAGAAATGGAGAATATAACTATGACTTTAAATACAGACTCAAGCAAAGTTAAAAAACATATGAATACAGAGACTAGCTTTCAAGTAGGTATAGCCTGCGCATTTCTTGGTATTAGTCAGATACATGAGAAATTAATCCCTGAGTTAAAACTGAGAACTACTTTAGCCAATGCTTTACATGATGGAAAAGTAATTTCTGACAAAATACCTTGGGAAGATTACATCGGATTTTTAGCCAATGTAAAATTTGAAATGCGTTCATCATGGTTTAATAGAATGCAAAAGTTAAACGCGCCTAAACCATTGACCAAGAAAGAACTGAAAGAAATCGGAATTTAACTTTATTAATTAATATTTATTCGAGGAGCGCCAGCTGGCGCTCCTGACCTTTCACCCCTCACCCCCGCACCCCCTAAATAGAATTATAGGTTCTTAATTTTTTTTACTATACCCCCTGTTCCAGACAAACACTACCGTCCAAAATCATACGACCACTAAATACAGGAAATAGGCCCCCTATTGATTTCTCAAAAAAATTTTAAAAATTTCAAACGTTGACTCTCCCAATTAATAATATATAAAAAAGATACAATGACTAGTCAAAGTGAAGCCGAATTACATGAACAGCTAATTGTTGAGCATCTTAAAAAACTAGAAGCTGCCGAGAAGAACTTTATCCCTTTTGTCAGACACGTGTGGCCAGAATTTATTTCCGGGTACCATCATCAAAGCATTGCCAAACATTTTGAAGCAATCAAGGATAAAAAAACAAACCGACTTATTGTCAACATGCCTCCCCGGCATACTAAGTCAGAGTTTGCGTCTTACCTCCTACCGGCGTGGCTAGTTGGAAATAATCCAAAGCTCAAGATCATTCAGACTACACACACAACTGAACTAGCTGTTCGATTCGGTCGAAAGATGAAACATCTAATAGACAGTCAACTCTTTCAACAACTCTTTGACAAAGTTCAGATATCCGCGGACAGTAAAGCAGCCGGACGTTGGGAAACAAACCATGGTGGAGAATACTTCGCTGCTGGTGTTGGATCCGCGATCACGGGCCGTGGTGCAGACTTACTGATCATTGATGACCCGCACAGTGAACAAGATGCTCTTTCCGCTACTGCTCTAGACAATGCGTATGAGTGGTACACTTCTGGTCCTCGTCAACGTTTACAGCCAGGCGGTGCTATTGTTATCGTCATGACACGGTGGTCCACGAAAGATCTAACAGGTAAATTGATTGACGCACAATCAAAAGACCGTAAAGCAGACCAGTGGGAGCTTGTAGAATTTCCTGCAATCCTACCTAGTAACAAACCTATTTGGCCAGAATATTGGGATATTGATTCATTAGAAGCTACCCGTGCTTCGTTAACCGAGCAAAAATGGCAAGCACAGTGGCAACAAAATCCAACATCTGAAGAAGGATCTATTATCAAAAGAGAATGGTGGCAGATGTGGAAAGAAGATGACATCCCTGATCTTATGCACGTGATCCAATCTTATGATACCGCGTTCAGTAAAAAAGAAAGCGCGGACTACTCAGCGATCACAACATGGGGCGTGTTCAGTCATCCAAAAAAAGGAACCCCGCAGATAATATTACTAGATGCAGAAAAAAGTCGTTGGGACTTTATAGAATTAAAACAAAGAGCTTTAGAAAAGTACAAATACTGGGAACCGGAGACTGTAATTATTGAAGCAAAAGCCTCTGGACTTCCTCTTACAGATGAGTTAAGATCCATCGGAATACCCGTAGTGAATTATACTCCTAGTAGAGGACAAGATAAACACGTACGAGTTAACTCAGTTGCGCCTATGTTTGAGTCAGGACAAGTGTGGTATCCTGATGAAAGGTGGGCTGATGAAGTAATAGAGGAATGTGCAGCATTCCCTTTTGGAGATCATGATGACTACGTTGATTCAACAACTCAAGCTCTTATGCGATACCGACAAGGAAACTTTGTACAACTCCCAGATGACTATCACGATGAACCACGGATCAAGGAACCAATGGAGTATTATTAATGGTAGATGAGACAAAGAAAAGAAAATTACCCGGTAATTTAAACAAAGCAGAGTTAGATGCTTTATTAGATTCAAAGAAAACAGTAGAAGATAGAACACCTGGAAGTGCTAATTATTCAGGATTTTTACAATCTGGTCTAAAAGCAAATGTAGGTTCAACACCAAAAAAACCTTTAACTAAAAAAATATCAGATAAGGTTAATACTAAATTAATTCAAATGCTTGAAACTATGGATATGGGAAGTATCGATAGTGCTAAATTAAAAAAGATTTTAAAAGAATCTGGATATGATAAAATTACCGATGTTGAGACACCTGCAGAATTAGGAGCTATATTTGATTTTGCTAAAAATAAAAAGAAAAGCACAGATGCTAAAAAAATGAGTGAAATGAAAGACGGCGGAGCAGTACGTAAAGGTGACTCTGAAGCTGTACAGATGTACAAGCACGGTGGAGAAGTTAAAAGTAAAAAATCTAAACTTGCTGGTAGACTAGCAATGCGAGGATATGGAAAAGCTAGGAAATAATTATGGCAGCAGGTAGAGTAAAAACATTACAAGATATGTTAGCGACAGCTATAGCTAATGAGGACCAAGACCAGATAGATATTATTAAAGCAGAACTATTTCAAATTAATCCTAATTATAAAGATGGTGGAGAAGTTAAGAAATACCATAAAGGTGGAGAAGTTAAAAAATCTAAAGTAGCCGGTAGACTAGCTACAAGAGGATACGGTAAAGCTAGAAAATAATTATGAAAAGTATTTTTGAAATGACATCGCCTATAGGAATGAAAAATGGTGGTGACATAACAGATATTAAAATTCCAAAAAAACCACCACAACTATCTGGTGCTACTGCATCAACTGCAACTGTCCTAGATGCAGTGGGAGAAGGAGATTTAGTAAGAAATACTACAAGAATTAAAAATCTTTTAAATGGTAGTAAGGTAACAAGAGATTTTGGTTACAAGGAAGTTTTTGAAGTTTTTAAAAATAAAAAATCTGGAATCACTAGAGCTCAAATAGATTCCTTTAAAGATGTTCCTAAAATTGAAAACTTTATAAAAGAGGGAGAGTTAGATAGTAATAAATACAATAAGGCTTTTAAAAAGTTTAATAAAGAAGTTTTAAGTAAATTAGATAAGGAAGCATTACAAGTTCTTAGAAGCTCTGGTTATTTAGCAGATTACGCACAAGACTCTAGAATATCTATTCTTGAAAAAGGATTGGAATTTGGGAAAGATAAAAAAGTTTTAAGAGATGCTAAAGGACTTCCCATTATAAAAAAAGGATATTCAAAAGTAATTTCAATTAATCCTAAAAACGGATTACCTGTAATAAAAAAAACTTTTGAAAGTCAATATCTAAAAGATAATTTTGATTATGTATTTTCTTCACCAAAAAGTGCAGAAGGCGTAAAAGGAAATCCTAAATTTCAAAGTAAAGTATTTACTGATATACAAAATTGGGGAAAGAAAAACTTAGCCAAATCTAAACAATTCGCATTAGATGTAGCTCTAGCGCAAATAGATAAATTACCAGGAAAAGCAAAAACAGCAGCACTAACTAGTCTAATAGCTACTATTGGTAAATCAGGTTTTGCATTAGGAGCAAAAGCAGTTCCAGGATTAAATGTTATTTCTGCGGCGTATGATGCTAAAACTTATGGACCTGATGTATTAAGTGCTATAGGAAAAGGTGTAGATACAGTAACAGAACCTGTTACAAATAAATTAACAGAAGCAGAAGGTATGTTTGAAAATATGCTTAAATCAAAAATGAATATGAACCAAGGTGGTATCATGGACATCAATCAATTAACAAGGAAACTTAGATAATGGCTATAGAAAAAAACAATCCTACCGAAGATATAGAATTAGAAATAGAAGCAGGTAACGAATCTCAAATAGAACTTCCTGGGGTTGAGATGGAAGCTGGTGCGATGATGTTGGACGATGGTTCGGCGATCGTGAACCCTGCTCCAGAGACCGCGGACCAAGAAACATTCTACGCTAACCTTGCAGAACTTTTAGAAGACAGTGAACTAAGTGACATATCATCAAGTCTCACAAGTGACTATGATCACGATAAGGATGCTCGTGGTGATTGGTTAAAAACTTATACAGATGGATTAGACTTATTAGGATTTAAATATGAAGATAGAACAAAACCTTTTGCTAACGCATCAGGTGTCACTCATCCTCTCCTTGCAGAAACAGTAACACAATTTCAAGCGCAAGCTTACAAAGAACTACTACCACCAGAAGGACCTGTTCGTACACAAATTGTAGGAGAGATAACTCCTGAGTCAGAAGCACAATCGCAACGTGTCAAAGAATTTATGAACTATCAAATCTCTTATGAGATGGAAGAGTACGATCAAGATTTAGATCAAATGTTATTTCATTTACCGTTAGCCGGAAGTGCTTTCAAAAAAGTTTATTACGACGAAGTTAGAGGAAGAGCAGTTTCTAAGTTTGTACCTGCAGAAGAAGTTGTTGTACCTTACGGAACTACAGATTTAAATTCTTGTGAAAGACTTGTGCACGTTGTGAAGATGATGAGCAATGAGTTACGTAAAAAACAGTTTAGTGGACTATATAGAGATATAGATATTCAATCATCTTATGATGATTCTGTAAGTGATGTACAAGATAAATACAACGAGTTAGACGGAGTTGAAAAACCTATTAGTGCAGAAGAGATTTCTATTTTAGAATTTCATTGTGACTTAGACATAATTGGCTTTGAAGATAAAGATCAAAAAACAGGAGAGCCTACAGGTATTAGACTTCCTTATGTTGTAACTATTGATGAAGGGTCTGGCAAAGTTTTAGCTATATATAGAAACTACAAAGAAGGTGATCCTCTTCGTAAAAAAATACAATACTTTGTTCATTATAAATTTTTACCGGGTCTTGGATTTTATGGCTTTGGTCTTATTCACATGTTGGGTGGTTTATCAAGAACAGCAACGTCTGCGCTTAGACAACTTATTGATGCTGGTACTTTATCAAACTTACCCGCAGGTTTTAAAGCTAGAGGACTTAGAGTCAGAGATGACGACCAACCTTTACAGCCAGGTGAGTTTAGAGATGTAGATGCACCAGGTGGTGCTATTCGTGAATCCTTAATGTTGATTCCTTACAAAGAGCCAAGTCAAACTTTATTTGCCCTACTAGGATTTGTTGTAGATGCAGGTAGAAGATTTGCTTCGATTGCAGATAACAAGATGGGTGAAGGCTCACAAGCTAATCCTGTTGGTACTACCATGGCTATCATGGAACGTGGTACAAAAGTTATGAATGCTATTCATAAAAGATTACATCACGGACAAAAGTTAGAGTTTAAATTACTAGCAAAAGTTTTTGCTGAGAGCCTACCACAAGAATATCCTTATGCAATTGTAGGTGGCAACAGAACAATTAAGCAAACAGACTTTGATGAGAGAGTAGATATCTTACCTATATCAGATCCAAATATATTCTCTATGTCTCAAAGAGTTACCCTTGCTCAAACGCAATTACAAATGGCAACTTCTAATCCTGAAATGCACAACATGTATGAAGCTTACAGACGTATGTATGATGCACTAGGAGTAAGAGACGTAGACAAATTATTACAAAAACCTTCTCAGCCACAACCCGAAGATCCAGGTATGGAGAACTCTAAAGCTTTACAGATGATGAAACTTCAAGCGTTTCCTGGTCAGGCCCACGAAGCACACATCAATGCTCACAGAGCGTTTATGAGTTCCTTTTTAGTTGCTAATAACCCTCCTACAATGGGTGTCTTGCAATCTCATATATCAGAACATATATCATTAATGGCAAGAGAAGAGATTGAAGCAAAGAATGCTCCACTTATGGAAGAACAAGCAGCACAGTTTGGTGGTCAACTACCTCCAGAGTTAATGCAGCAGTTCCAAATGCAGAATGAGAAGGAAATTGCAGAGAAAATTACTGAAATGACTAACGATATGGTTGCTGAAGAGCAAGACTTTATGAATAGAAAAGATGAAGACCCTCTTATTGACCTAAAACAACAAGAAATTAACTTAAGAGCACAAGAAATTGACCAAAATAGACAATTAGCAGAGCAAAAAATACAATTAGACGTTGCAAAGCTAGGTTTTGAGGGAGAAAAACTAGAACAAAAGGATCAAGCAGAACAAGAGAAGCTAAAAAGTGAAGAAGATATGGCAATGTTGCGTTCTGAAACTGCTTTAGCAGGGAAAAGAGGTTAAAATATGGCTATTGGAATGTCCGCAAGCTTAAGAAAAGCTCTACAGAAAAAGTATGGAAAAAAATTTGGATTTAAAGTAGATAGTAATAAAAATGTAAAGAAAAAGTTACAAGGAACCGCTGTATCTACTTATGCTAAAGATGGTGGTATGATAAATAAGAAAAAAGCAGGTAAAAAAACAAAAGGTAAATAAATGATAAAGAAAACTATGATTGAACAGCAATCGGCATTAGATGAAGTAGATGAGTTTATTGAACAGTATGTAGGAGATCCTTTATTACTTAGCGCTGCTTTAATTGTAGCCGCTAAGAAAATTTATCAAGATAATTTAGGTGTGAAAGAAACAAAAACAATGTTAGAATTATTTGCCAATGATGCAGAAGTGTCATATGCAAGAGTAACTGTTCATTAGAGGAGGAACTGATATGTGTGAATGTTGTGATGGTCAGTGTTTAGGAAGGTAAGTAAAATGAAACTATTAAAAGATATTTGGGGATGGATTAAAGAATGGAATGACTGGGGTATGTCAGACTGGATTAAAGCCGGTGTTGTTGCTGTAGTCGTTGTAGTAATCTTATCAAAGATACTTAATTAATGTTATCTCTTTTATTAAAACCACTGATGAGCGTTGCTAGCAGCGCCGTCAGTGGGTACATAGAAACTAAAAAAGCTAAGACAGAATTAAAACTTACAACTATAAAAGCAACTCAGAAGTTAAAAGAAGATCAGATAGCAGGTAAGGTTGCCTGGGAGGCTTCAGCCGTTGATCAGATGAAGGGGTCGTGGAAAGACGAAGTAAGTTTAATAGTCCTACTTTTACCTGCCGTGCTAGTATTTACTCCTTGGCAAGAACATATTCATAAAGGCTTTCTCGCCTTACAAGATTTACCATCGTATTATCACAACTTATTATATATTGCGATTTCCGCCAGCTTTGGTATTAAGGGAGCACAAGGAGCTGCGAAGCTGTTTAAAAAATAATGGATAGTATATATTTAGCGGACAAAATGTTTCGTTTAATTAGAACTAGACAAAAACAAATTACTGATATAATAATTAGTAATCAAGTCAAGGACTGGAATGACTATCAAAATCATTTAGGTCAACTTGATACATTAAACTACTTAGAACAGGAACTCTCGGACCTGCTAAAAAAGAAACAGGAGCAAAATGACTAACTTAATTCTACCAGAACACGTTGCTAAAAGACGTGCAAAAGAAAAAAAAGAAGAAATCGAAAAAGAAGAAATTTCAGAAAAAACAAAATTACCCGTACCAACAGGATGGCGCCTTTTAGTATTGCCTTATAAAATTAAAAACAAAACAAAGGGTGGTGTTTTATTATCAAGTAAAACTGTAGAGGATAGTCAAATTGCAACTAACGTAGGTTTAGTTATGGCTGTCGGACCAGATGCTTATGAGGATAAAATTAAATTTCCAAATGGACCTTGGTGCAAAGAAAAAGATTGGGTGATTTTTGCCCGATACGCTGGTTCTCGTCTTAATATTGACGGAGGAGAATTGCGCATACTTAATGATGATGAAGTATTGGGGACAGTAGAAAGTCCAGAAGATATTTTATCAGCAGTAACTCACTAACATGGAAGGATTACCATGCAGCAACCACAAACACAAATAGAAACCAATAAATCAGACCCTATGGTAGAATTAGATATCGGAGGAGATTCTGTTGACGTTGAATTAAAAGATAAAGAAAATACTTCTAAAGTTGAAGATAAAAAATCAGAGGAAATTGAAGTAAAAGAAACCACTGAAACTAAAGAAGAAGTAAAAGACGAAAGAGAAGAATATAGTGATGGAGTTAAAAAAAGAATTGATCGTTTAACTTATAAAATTCGTGAAGCAGAACGAAGAGAACAAGCGGCAGTTCAATTTGCTCAAAAAATCAAAGAAGAAAAAGATTCTCTTGAAGGTAAATTTAAAGAATTAGATGACGGATACGTTAATGAGTTTACAGGAAGAGTACAATCTCAATTAGAATCAGCAAAAAATAATCTAAAAAATGCTGTTGCTAAAGGAGATATTGATGCTCAAGTAAATGCTAATCAGCTTCTTGCTAAGTTAGCAATTGAAGAAGAACGTATTAAAGCTACTGAAGTACAAAGAAAAGCTACTGCCGATCAAGCAGATAACGCTGGACAAGTAGTGCAACAACCTGTACAAAATAATGTAGCGACACCGAAACCAGATCCTCGTGCTGAAGCTTGGGCTGAAAAGAACGAATGGTTTGGTAAAGATGAAACAATGACTTATGCTTCATTCGGTATCCACAAAAAACTTGTCGAACAAGAAGGATATGATCCTACTTCAGATGAGTATTATGATGAAGTTGATAAACGCATCAGAACAGAATTCCCTCACAAATTTAACGATGGTGGGGAAGTCCAGGGAAGCAACAAACCCGTTCAGACTGTTGCATCCGCTACTAGGACCTCAAGAACTGGACGCAAAACTGTTAGACTCACACCCTCTCAGGTAGCAATAGCTAAAAAATTAGGTGTGCCACTAGAAGAATATGCGAAATACGTGAAGGAGTAATGCATATGAATGATATAACAAAAGAAACAAACAATAAGACTCCACGCGCTGCTCAATCCAGAGAACAAACGACTCGAAGGAAACCTTGGGCACCCCCGTCATCACTTGATGCACCGCCTGCACCAGATGGGTATAAACACAGATGGATAAGAGCCGAAACTTTAGGGCAAGAAGATAACAAAAATCTTTCTGCTCGATTAAGAGAAGGCTTTGAACTTGTAAGAGCAGATGCTCATTCAGATTCATATCCAACTATACAGGAAGGCAAATATAAAGGTGTAATAGGAGTTGGTGGTTTAATACTAGCTAAGATTCCAGAAGAAATCGTAGCAGAGCGTAAAGCTTATTTCGAACAACAAACACGAGATAAGGAAGCAGCTTTAGAAAACGATCTTTTAAGGGAACAACACCCTAGTATGCCAATCAGTAAACCTGAAAGGCAAAGTCGTGTAACCTTCGGTGGTAACAGAAAAGACGATTAAATTTTTTCTGCCATCGGATTAACAATACAAATGGAGACATAACAAGATGGCAAATAAAGACGCAGCTTTCGGTTTTAGACCGGTAAGACATCTTAGTGGTGGGGAAATAAGAACAAACGAATACGCGATAGCTAATAACTACGGAACATCGATCTTTCAAGGTCAAGCTGTTCTAGCTGTAACTGCAGGTGGCATTGAAGCCGCAGCAGCAGGCAACGTAGTATTAGGTATTTTCGGTGGATGTTTTTACACAGACCCTACTACTAGTAAACCAACATTTAGCAATTTTTATCCAGCAAGCACAGCCGCTGCTGATATTGTTGCTTTTGTGTACGACGATCCAAGAATCGTCTTCGAAGTCCAACATGATGGAACTGGCACAGCAGCTATGAACTTTGGTGGTTTTGATCTAGTCAATACCGGTGGCACTACTGCTTCTGGTCGATCAACTCAAGAGTTAGATACTTCTACAGTAACAACATCTGGACAATTTAAACAAATTGGTATTTCTAAGGATCCAAGCAACAGTGATACAGGTAGTGCAAACGTTAACGTTTACGTTGTACCTAACACTGGTGAGCATTCTTATTTATTAACCACAGCATTAGCGTAATAGGAGAATAACATGGCAATATCTAGATCACAATTGGTCAAAGAGCTTGAACCAGGCCTTAACGCTTTGTTCGGGTTAGAATATAACCGATACGAAAACCAGCACACAGAAATTTTTGATACAGAAACTTCTGATCGTGCATTTGAAGAAGAAGTAATGCTTTCCGGTTTCGGTTCAGCACAGGTTAAACCAGAAGGCGGATCAGTTAATTTTGATGACGCTACTGAGTCTTTCACTGCTCGCTATACACACGAAACTGTAGCATTAGCTTTTGCAATTACTGAGGAAGCCGTAGAAGATAACCTTTACGACAAAATCAGTTCTCGTTATACTAAGGCACTAGCCCGTTCAATGAGTAACGCCAAGCAAGTTAAAGCAGCTAACGTATTAAATAATGCGTTTAATAGTAGCTTTACAGGTGGTGATGGTAAGGAGCTTTGTGCTACTGACCACCCTACAACTGGTGGAACTGTATCGAATGAGTTAGCTACTTCAGCTGATCTTAACGAGACATCTCTTGAGCAAGCGTTAATTGACATTGCTGGAATTACTGATGATAGAGGCTTAAAAGTCGCTCTTAACGGTAGTAAGTTAATCATTCCAGTTAATCTTCAATTCACTGCTGAAAGACTTATGAAGTCTAATCAAAGAGTAGGAACTTCAGATAACGATATTAACGCAGTTGGAAGCATGGGAATGATTCCACAAGGTTATGTAGTAAATAACTACTTAACTGATACAGACGCGTTCTTTATTAAAACTGATGCACCTAACGGGTTAAAGCACTTTCAAAGAGCAGCCATCCAAACTAAAATGGAAGGCGACTTTGAAACAGGCAACGTGAAATACAAAGCTAGAGAGAGATATTCATTTGGATTCTCAGACTTTAGAGGTATTTTCGGTTCCCCTGGAGCATAATAAACTTTAATATGGGGGCTTCGGCCCCCATACAAAACTAGGAAAACAAATATACTGACTGGCCTGGCAGACGACGTAGAGACAGTATATTAAATACTACGAGGAGAAAAAAAATGGCTAACTCAACATTTAGCGGAAAAATAAGGTCAGCAAATGGCTTTCAACAAATAACTAAGAACAGCACGACAGGTGCAGTTTCTGAGTCATCTTTTAATATTCAAACTGTTGCTACAAGTGGAACAGATAATATTGTTGAATCAGGAACATCTGTAGGAGCTAACAACGCAAGTTTAGGCACTGCAGCAACTATTTTTAATATTACACCAAAGGCACACGGAGCAGGATTTCCTGATGACGCAATCAACACTTTTGTAAACAAAGTTGGTGGTACTATCACTACTAATATTTTGATTGACTTACATGGTGGAGCATCTTCAGGTGGAGGAGCAGGTGACGCAATTGGTACTGCAGCAGCAGCAAGTTGCTACATTGCAGAAATTGACCACTCAGTAAATGGAGTTCCAATGTTAGTGGAGTTTGGATGTACAGAAGTACCTACAGGTGGAGACCCAGATATTAACTTAGATTGTTCAGCTACATCTACAACTGCAGAAGACGTAGGTTTAACTAGTGGAACAAACTTACTTAATAATGGTGACTTAACTTTAGGTTTCTATGCAAGTGCTGATGCAGGTGCTGATTTAGCGGCAGGTAAGAAGTTTGTATTTTTAACTGCAGGAGCAGCAACTGATGCGGCTTACACAGCAGGAAAACTATGGATTAGAATAACTGGTAGTGCAGTAGACAAAGCTAACGGTTAATAATAACTAATTAAGTGGGGCTTCGGCCCCACTGTTTCTTGATTAAGGAGGGAAACAATGGCAGACTTAGTAACAGGACCAACAATCCTACAACAAAACGACAATCGTGTCGTAATTAAAATAGTTAATCAATCAGATGGAGCAGGTTCCACTACAGTTTTTGGCGATGTATCAGCAATGACAGCTAGACAAGATGGAACTGCTGTAGCACATCTAGGATTACTTAGAGTTTGGTTCTCATGTCAAGGTGGCGATGGAGGAGACTCTTTTGCACGTTTGGATGAAGAAGATGATGATGGAGATATTCCAGTAATAGGGTTAACAGGAACAGGCTATTGGGATTTTAGAGAATTTGGTGGAATACCTGCTGATAAATCTAATAATACTAATGAGAGTGATGTTAATCTTGTAGTACCTGGCGCAGCTGATTCAGGAAATATGTACACAATTATAGCTGAATTTCAAAAAATATATTAATAATGATTAGGAGATCTTCAATGCCCAAACAATTAACAGGTGGTCAAAAAAAGACTATGAAAAAACACTCTAAACATCATACAAAAAAGCATATGGCTTCTATGACAAAGGCTATGAAAAAAGGTAAAACCTTTACACAAGCTCATAAAAAGGCAACTAAAAAAGTAGGTAAGTAATGGCTACTTCAGGAACAAATGCATTTGATTTAGATGTTGATGAGGTAATAGAAGAGTCTTTTGAAAGATGTGGTTTAAACTCACGTTCAGGATACGACTTAAAAACAGCTAGAAGATCTTTAAATATTATGTTAGCTGAATGGGCTAATAGAGGTATTAATCTTTGGACTGTAGAACTTAGAACTCAAACTTTAACATCTAATACAACTAGTTATACATTAGGAACAGATGTTATTGATATTTTAGAAGCGGTAGTTTTTACAGAAAATAATACGAGCACTGATATAGAAGTAGACCGTATTAGTAGAGCTGAATATTTAAATATATCTAATAAATCTACAAAAGGAACTCCTGTACAATTTTTTGTAGAAAGAAATTCTTCTGCTCCAATTTTATATTTGTATCCTACTCCAGACGGAGCTCACAGTTTTAAATATTATGCTTTGACTAAAATGCAAGATGCAGGAAGTTATACTAACGAATTAGAAGTTCCTACTAGGTTTTTACCATGTCTTGTTTCAGGATTAGCTTACTATCTTTCTGTTAAAAAATCTCCTGAAAGAACTCCTTTATTAAAACAAATTTATGATGAAGAATGGCAACGTGCTTCTGAAGAAGATAGACCGCGTTCAAGTTTTTATGCAGTACCTGAAAGAGGTTATATCTAATGAGTTATGCAGTAGGTAAATATGCAAAAGCTATTTCTGATAGAAGTGGTATGGAATTTCCTTACAAAGAAATGGTAAAAGAATGGAATGGCTTATTAGTACATAAGTCAGAGTTTGAAGCTAAACATCCTCAATTAGAAAGAACTAAAAAATCTGTAGATAATGAAAGTCTTAAAAATGCAAGAGTATCAAGAACTGAACCTACAACAGTTTTTGTTGGAGGTTCCGGGTTTTTTGAATATAATGATTCAATGATACCAGACAGTAAAGTTGCAACAATAGTTGGTGTTGGTTTAGGAACAGTTTCAGTGAGCATATCATGACAACATACAGCGAACTAGTTACACAAATAAGAAACTATTGTGAAGTAGATAACACTGTTTTAACAGATGTCATTATCAATGACTTTATTGAATTTACAGAAAATAGAATATTTCGAGATGTAGATTTAGATGTTTTTAAGTCTAATCAATCTGCAAATTTAGTAGCAAGTAATGCTTTTTTATCTTTACCTGGTGGACTAGCTCCAGATCCTACTTCTTTAGGCACTATTAGAAGTGTTAATATTTTTTCAACAAGTTCAACTGTTCGATCTTTTTTAGAACAAAGAGATATAACATTTATGAATGAATATTGGCCAGATAGAACGGAGACAAGTACTCCAAGATATTGGGCTTGGTGGGATCATAATACAATTTATGTTGCGCCTACGCCAGATCTGGCTTATAATGTTGAATTAGGAATTACTAGATTACCAACAAGACTATCTTCTAGTAACACGACAAGTTTCTTAGGAAGTAATGCTCCTAGTTGTTTGTTATATGGATGTCTTGCAGAAGCCTTTAAATTTTTAAAAGGTCCGGCAGCAATGCTACAATTATATGAACAATCTTATCAACGTGCTCTTCAAGAACTTGTTATTGAGCAACAAGGAAGACACAGAAGAGATGAATACATGCATGGAGCGTTAAGAACTCCTTTGCAGTCAAAGAACCCATAGGAGGTTAAAATATGTCTATAACTCAAGCTGTTTGCACAAGTTTTAAACAAGAATTACTTGTTGGTACACACAACTTTACAGCAACTTCTGGAGATACTTTTAAAGTTGCGCTTTATACAAGTTCCGCTACTTTAAATGCTACGACAACAGCGTTTAGCACAACTAACGAAGTATCTAACTCAGGAACGTATAGTTCTGGTGGAGGAACACTAACTAGTGTAACCCCAACAACATCAGGAACAACTGCACTTTGTGATTTTGCTGACATATCTTTTACATCTGCAACTATTACTGCAAGAGGAGCTTTAATTTATAATAGTTCTGATTCTGATAAAGCTGTAGCTATTTTAGATTTCGGTGGAGACAAGACATCTACAAGTGGAACATTTACAATTCAGTTTCCAACTGCAGATGCAAGTAACGCTATATTAAGATTAGCATAGGAGAAAATTTAAATGGCATTAGTCATTAATGATC